CGGAAGACAATTAATGGAGTACGACTATATGACTGCAAAACAGCTCAAGGCCCTGATGGCCTGGATGCGCATTGAGATGGAACGCATTGCAACTGAACGAGCCCTTCAGGGCTACGTCGTGATAGGGGAGCAAAGCCCTGAGAAACTGGAAAAAATTGCCCGCCGTGCATTGGCCGAGGCTTTCGGAGTTACAGAAAGCGAACTGGAGGGATAAGATGAAGTTCAGTGGATGTTTGGACAACCTTGAATGGCGCATTTCCAGCGTCACCCAGGAGCCAAGTAGACATGGTTGGCCTAAGCTGACTGTGTATCTCGTGTGCGTGGGCGATGAAAGTCGTACCGCTCAGTTCGACATGGCGCTCATGGACCTGAAGACCATGGATGATCTGCGGCTTCGACCTAAGCCTGCAGTCATCGATCCTGGGGAATGATGCGCATGAGGTTCCACGCAACACGGATAGTGACTATCGTCCAGACCGCGGAATTTGATCTGGACGTACCACCCTGGATGGCGCATGATGCCGACTTCATGGCGAGGCGCTATGCTGAAAATGGGGATGCCGAATGGACAACTCAGCCCGAAACGTTATCTCAATTATCGACCGAGAAACTTACGATCGTCGAAGTCAAGGCTCCGAGCGTTCCGGCAGTCGTGAACTCCCAGCCCTCATCATCGATGCCGAGTTCTATGAAGTATCGCGCAGGGCAGTCACTCTGGCATCGCTTGCGCGGGACTTCGCCTACGGATTGATGATGGCAACTGGGGGACTGGCCGTTATTTGTGGTTCTATCCTAGTGGCTCAGTACCTAGGCCAGTGATGTCGATTTAATTTGACACCTTCGGGAGAATATGCTATTTTATGCATCTTCTCTCGAAAGGTGCCACATGCCTGCTATCACGCCAATTCCAGTTAAGCGTAGTGCGGCCGATGCCGACTACTCAGCCACCCAAAGAATTATGCTAGTTGGCCCTACCGGCTCCGGCAAGACGGCCCAGATATGGACCTTGCCTGGGAAAAAGTTCGCTTATGTGTTCGACCCGAACACGATGGCCACACTAAAAGGCTGTCCTGACTGCGACGTAGTCGAACTGCTCCCGGACATCCTGGAGCTGGACAGCACTCTCAAAGGTTTCAATAAGGGCGCCAAGAGCGACGCCCCTGCTAGCAAGAAAGAGCCGACGCTCTACTTACGTTGGCTAGCCCACTTCAACGCATTCGTCGAAGGCGAGATCAAGGAGTACGACTGGGTTATCTTCGATAGCCTGACGTTTCTCGCTAAGTCTGTGATGGATCGTCAACTTTATATAAACAATAGATATGGTGATATTGAAGATCTTGGTGATTATAGGGTGGTTGGCAGCAAGCTTAGCGATGTTTTCAATAGCATCAGCGGGCTACATACTAATATATTCGCTACTGGTCACCTTACTCAGTACCAAGACGATAAGACAAAGAAGATTGTTACGCAGATTATGCTACCCGGCAAGGCGCGTAATATGCTACCTCTCTCGCACACCAACGTCTGGGAGGCGTATGTCGAAGATGGTAAGTATATGATTAGGACGGTTCCCGATAGTCGGGGGCTACAGGAAATCAGGTCAAGCATAAAGGGACTCAAAAGCGATGAAGACGTAACGATAAAGAGCTTTAAGAATGCGCAAGAGTATGGAATAGGAAAACTGCTCAAGGGAGCAAGGTAAATGCCGTTTATCAAAGAGAGTCTGGCAGATGTCCAGGAGCGTAAACCGGCGCCGGAGGGCGAGTACGATCTGAAGATTTTGAAGGCCGAGGAGAAGGAGAGCAAGAAGGGCCGTGATATGGTCCAACTGCTTATCGGCTTCGATGATGGGACGGATGCCCCTCCGTTCAATCATTTCCTGCTGAGCTGGGCGGACGATGACGACGATCAGCAGATCGAGATGCGCAAGATCGAGATCAAACGCTTCTGTACGGCGTTCAACGTCTCGGAGGACTTCGATGCGTCTGATCTTCCTGGCGCCACTGCGCGGGGCATTCGCGTAGTGCAGGAGGTCGGCGACGATGATGTCAATCGGAACAGGATGATCCTGCCCCGTCTGAAGGATTAAAGTTTCACGTCGACGTGCCCCCCGTTAGATCGACGTGAAATGACGACAGGTTCCCCCCGTTCCTGTCGTCGCCCAGCCGGGGGTTTCCCTCTTGCCTCGGCTGGGCACCCCTATGGAGTTGAGATGAAGAGAATAACCCTTACTGTAGATGATGAACTCTACGAGCAGTTGGATCGAAAGGTCCCTCATGGCTTTCGTAACCACTTGCTGAATTCGGTTCTATCGTTGCTCGTCAATGCAATGGAGGGGATAGAGCCGCCGGCGACAAAGGCAATGTTGGGTGCGGTTGTTGCTGGGCGCTTTAAACTGGTTGAGGTGGATGCTCTCGATGACCGATAATAGTCCTGATCAAAATTCGATCAATGATCAGTCGGAGGATCGTGTCACTCGACTGTTTGGTAACCTAAATAATTTGTCGGAGGATGAGCTTCGAGCCAAGGTCCGTCAAGTCAGACAGGATCGTAGGGTAAGGAAAGAGAAGACCACAGACAGAAAGAAACGCATTGCCCGCAGCAACAGCGCCAGGGACAAGGCTGAGAAACTACTGGCGTCGATGACGCCTGAACAGTTGACAAAGCTAATGGGAGACTGATGTGGCAATACGCATCGAGAACGTGTTCGATTTTCCTGTTGAAAAAATTAAAATAAAAGATCGCTTCCGTGTGGACAAAGGCGACATAGAAGAAATGGCTATGAGCCTACAGGAAAAGGGACAGATACAGCCTATCGTCGTAGATCAAGAAGGCTACCTCCTGGCTGGGGAGCGCCGAACACTTGGCGCTAAGCAGCTGGGGTGGAAGACGATCTGGGCTGCCGTTCGTTTCGTCGATGGTAAGGTGCAGAAGTTAGAGATTGAACTTGAGGAGAATATCCGACGAAAGCCGATGCATTGGCACGAGGAGGCGCGGCTCGAAAAGGCCATCTACGACTTGCAGATGGAGAAGCTTGGTCGCTGGACTCAACGTGATCAAGCCGAGATGCGTGGGGTTGCGCAGAGCTCCGTCAATCAACGCATTCAGTTAGCCGAAGCCCTAACGCTATTGCCAGAACTTGCCGAGCATGAAACACAGGACGCCGCATGGAAGGAGTTTAAGAAGCTCGAAGAGGAAGCGGTGCTGCATCACATACGGTCAAAGACACCTGAGAAGATCAAGCACGCGCCGAAATGGGCTGAAGAGCACTTCAATGTGGGGGATGCCTTCACTGGTATGCAGGGCACGAAGGCGAAAAAAGCGGACTTTGCTGAGGTCGATCCTCCGTACGCAATTGACCTTAATGATCGCAAAGATCGAAACGCTGAAGACGGACCAGACGATGAGTATAATGAGATTGATGCAGATGAGTATCCTTCCTTCTTCAAGGAACTTGCATCGGAAGTCCATCGTATCCTGAAAGATAATAGCTTTGCGATCTTTTGGTACGGCGAGCAGTGGCATCAATTCGTATTTGATACATTGATTGAGGTAGGCTTCAAAGTTAATCCAATTCCGGCAATATGGTATAAGGGAACTGTGGGCCAAACGGCGCAGCCCGATATTGCGCTGGCTAGTTGTTACGAGCCATTTTTTCTGGCGCGCAAGGGCGTGCCCCGAATGGCCGTGTCAGGAAGAAGCAATGTCTTCCATTTTTCACCGCTTGCTCCGAGCAAAAAGATTCACCGAACAGAACGCCCGGTTGAACTTATTGAGGAAGTTCTCCGAACGATCTTATTCCCTGGATCGACGTGTCTTGTACCCTTTCTCGGATCGGGTGCAACTCTCCGAGCTGCTTACAAACTTGGACACACAGGATTTGGATGGGACCTATCAGCTAAAAATAAATCTCGGTTCCTTCGAAAGGTATCTGAAGAGTTTGGAGAACAAGAGCAATGATTGAACCCGTACTCATTTGGGTCCTGCTTCCCTTCTGTATCGGTCATATCGGGCGATCGGATATTTAAGTATGACGACACCATATGAAGATGGCGATCCCAATAGCAAGTTGTTGATCCTGGGCCAAGCTCCCAGCTATGCCGAGGTGCGGCTGAAGAAGCCCCTCGTTGGTCCATCCGGTCAGGTGCTTAAAGAATGCATGAATACGGCTGGGATAGTTCGTAACGATTGCTATATCTTGAACATATGGGAAGAGCCAGTTCACACTGATCCCTCTGGCATAATCCGTGAGTATAAGGGAGGACCAATACTCTGGGGAACAGGCAAGAATGGCGGTATCACGCAGCGTGGCCGCGAGCTAGCGCAGTCGACGTTAGAGCGAATAAGAAACAGTGGCGCGAACTGCATCTTAGCACTTGGCCAACAGAGCCTAGAGCTATGTACAGGTATTTCAAGCAAGATAATGAAGTGGCGCGGCTCGATCCTGCAAGGACTAGAGTCTGTTGGTTCGAAGAAGGTGGTCGCTACTGTCCATCCTGCTGCCACTATCCACGGTGTCTACTTGTGGCGATACCTTATCATCAATGATATGAGGAGAGCCGCTGAAGAGCGGCAGAATAAATTCCTTGATTTGCCAAAACGCACTATCCACATCCGCCCCTCATTGGCGCAAGTACTATCTTATATACGCCATTGTAAGGAAGCAGGACAGTTCGCTACTGACTTGGAAGTTGTCAATCATCAAATCTCGTGTTTTTCGCTGGCTACCTCGCCCGATGAAGCGCTGGTTGTTCCTTTCACTTGCGAAGGCGGTGATTACTGGAGCGAAAGCGATGAGATGCTAATATGGCGCGCTTACTCAGAGTTGATGCACGACGAGGCGGTTACGAAGATTAATCAGAACCTGATAGGCTTCGACATCGTATTTCTGATGAACCGCATGAAGATCCATGCGCGCGGTCCCATGTTGGACACCATGATAGGCTGGAGTGTGCTTTATCCTGAGTTCAATAAGGGCCTCGATTTGATCAGCTCCATCTTGACCCGTGAGCCATACTGGAAAGATGAGGGCAAGATGTGGAAAGATGAGGGGGGTGATTTTCCACAGTTCTGGAATTACAATGGGAAGGATAGCGCTGTAGCCTACGAAGACTGGATCGCTATCGCGAAGGAATTAGATGAAAACGACATGTGGGAGACATATTGGAAACACGCGAGGCTGGCCCAGCCAATATTGTTTATGTCGATGTACGGCGTGCAAATCGACAAGGAGGCTCTTGAGAAGACTAAGGTGGAGATCAAAGAGAGGCTTGGGGAACTCGAGTCAAAGCTTAGAGAGGTGGCTGATTATGAGTTTAATCCTGGATCGACGCAACAATGCGCAAAGTATTTCTACGATCATAAGGGCCTTAAACCTTATAAGAACAAAACTGGAGGAATAACGACAGATGATAAAGCGATGTCGCGAATTTATCGCCGCACTAATTGGCCGGAAGCCAAGCTGGTGCAAGAAATCAGAGGGCTGCGTAAACTCGAAGGTACATATCTCGAGGTCGCCTATGATGCTGACGGGCGATTGCGTTGCAGCTGGAACCCACGAGGCACAAAGTTTGGAAGGCTTTCGTCTGGTCAAACGATACTAGGAACGGGGATGAATATGCAGAATATCGATCCACGTTTCAAGGGCTTCATCGTAGCGGATAGGGACTGACATGGCTTTTGATTGGAACAAGCTTCAGGATTTGCAGGCAAGGGTAGCGGATGCAGAAGACATCGGCTCGGTGAAGGGGCTGTTGGACGAAGCCGTAACCATGCTATATGAACTTCGCAATATCGATTGGAACTATACGAAGGAGGAAAAGCTGCTGCGCAAGGTAGCTGCTGAACTCGACCGCGCCACCATGAAGTTCGGCGACTTCAAAAACGCGCACGAAGGTTACGCCGTCATGATGGGGGAAGTGGACGAGCTCTGGGATGCCGTGAAGATGAGGTACGGCGCAGACAGAGACATTGCAATACATGAGGAAGCTGTTCAGGTAGCCGCCATGGCCGTAAGGATACTGCGCGATGTATGCAAGATGGTCATCTGAATTAGGTCTGTACACTGTTGAGTGGAATGGCCTTCATGCTGACAGCATCGACGATAGGGTTTTGATCGTTGTGGCGCACGCCCTGCGCTCCGTCTATGATAGGGTCACATTGAGCTATAGCCGTGACAAGACAATTGCGACCCTAATTGCCTACGACTGCGTGAATAGAGTCGCGGCGCATCTAGATCTAAGAATGGAGAAGGAATATGAGCTGGAGAGTAGCAAGCAGCCTGCTGACTCTACGCAATCAAATCGACAAGGCTTATCCTAAGAGGTCGACGGTATCTGATGGAACGATCGGCGACGCAGCGCACGCCACACGTAAGAGTGATCATAATCCATGGCTAAAAGATAGCAAGGAAGAGCCGGTTGTAACGGCTATGGACATTACACACGATCCGCGCATGGGCGTCGACTGTGAGGTAATAGCAGATGCCATTGTCCGTAGCAAGGACCCACGAGTCAAGTATATTATCTGGAATAAACATATTATTAAGCCCCCAAGATGGGAGTGGGCGCCATACACTGGCGCCAATCCACACACTCTGCATATGCATGTCTCAGTCTCGACCGATGAGAAGCTGTATGACAGCAAGGTTGCGTGGAAGATCGGAGACAGTGAGCCCGATCGATCCATGGAAAAGGTCATAGGCAAAACTGTGCTGATACGCGGCGCGGCCAATCCGCCCGGCGAGGTACGACGCGCCAAAACGGCGCTGATCGATACGCTGAATGATGAGCGCGGCTTCGGACCGTTGATGGAGGCGTTGACGAAAGCCTTTCAACGAGAAGCCGGTCTTATGGACGATGGCAAGATCGGCGGCTATACATGGGAGAAGTTACTTGGCTGAGGATGAAGCCCCGCAGGTAAAGCTAAAGCTTAGAAGCTGCGGCGACATTGAGAAGATCATTGACGCTGCCGCGGAGTTCTTTGTAACTCCCGACGGTAAGCCCGTGGACGCCTTACTCGTCAATGCGTATATCATGGGCGCGGCGCAAATTCAGGCCGCGCGGATGATAGTGGAGAGCAACAACGCTCTCGCATTTGCACTAAATCACATGGCGCAGGCCATAGGGAAATCTGATGTTCCTGGAGTTTGACCTAGCAGGAGCCGAGTGGGTCGTCGTAGCGTATCTATGCGGCGACCCACGCATGTTGGAGGTGGCCGAGAGTGGGGAGTCCCCACATGTGGCCACCGGCCATCTCATTAGTCGTGCGCCCAAGGAGCTGATCCTAAAAGAGCACAAGGTACTAGGAAGTGCGACTGACCCAGATCTGATTGCTGAACTGCGCCAGAAAGAGCTGCCGGAGCTCTTTGATGGCGATTTTTTCCTGCCGCGCTCGATGACAATTCGCCAAGCAGGCAAGAAGTCAAATCATGGTCTGAACTATGATATGCGCTACAAGCGATTTGCGCTCGAAAATGAGATGATGGAGAATGACGCCGAGCCAATTGTTGAGCTATATCGAACAGAGGCCTATCCGGGACTTATTGACTGGCATACTGAGATCAGGGAAGAGCTGCACGCAACGAGAACGCTTGTTAACTTACTCGGACGAAAAATTAAGCTCATGGACCAATTCGGACATGACTTGTATATGTCCGCCTATGCTTACAAGCCGCAGTCCACGGTTGCCGACATTATTCTTCGGGCAATGGAACTCAGTTACAACGATCGGCGACCGCTCTTTGCGCCCATGTGCCTAGCGGCGAATGTGCATGACTCCATTCTGTTGGAATATCCTGGAAAGCCGCTGGAGCGGTTGTATGAATTTGCAGGGGAGATGAAAAAATACATGCGCCCCGAGCTAGAAGCTCGGGGACGCAAGTTCCGACTGAATGTTGACGTTAAGATCGGCCCGAACTGGGGTGCGATGGAGCCCCTAGAAATTCCCGCCGAATATGGACATGAAGAAGTCCCTGAAAAGGGGAGGGCGTACGCCTAAGGCATTCCCTCCTGCAACCCCAGGCCCTCCAGCAGCGCTCGCGTCGGCACGAACGGGAGTGGGGATCGCCGATCCGGGCTTGAGTCCTTCCCCAGCCCAAGTAAGCGGAGCTGTTCCTGGCCAGGGAAAATCATACCCTCCACCGCCCCCAGAAGCAGGAGCCGGCGCCATTGGGGTTGATACTCTAGAGGGCCCAGCGGAACTGGTTCTGGTTTCAGCGACTTCGGGTTGTACAAAGGTATCTGGGAGACGACCGTAGCCTTTTTGGCTGCCGAGGCTCTCGCGACGCGAAGAGGGGAAGGGGATGGGAAGGCGTGCTTCATCGCCGCCTCCATTCGCCTGACCGACCTGCGAGACCTGCCGTGATAGTGGCGCTTGGATCGTTTCTGATACCGTGGGGGCTCCTCCTCCTGGGGGGCCTCCATCTTGAGTGCGCGAGAAAGTAGCACCGCTTGCATAACCTGCGGACTTACGCGAGATCCCACGACTGACGTCCTCGTCGAGGACACCAGGATTACGTTGCGGGAATTGAACTCGCCGCCCAGGGAGAGGGGGCGACACCCCGGCAGCTTCAGCTACGGCATTCATAGAATTGCCGCCACCGAACCGCTCGACGCGCGCTTTCCAGCTATTTAAGAAGTCCCCACTGGTAACGTTATTTACGCTACCATAACGGCGCTTGTCAGACGGAGGCAAGTTCCCCCAGATGGCCTTCTTGGACCAACCAGAGCCCTTACGTCTGCCCTCCCCAGTTGCGTGCATACTCTGCCATGCCGGTCGATCTGGGTGGGAAACATGTTCTAGATACCCAGCAGTTCCCTGCTGATGCATCATGTAAAGATCAAATGTAGTAGGATCTCGCCCAAGTTCCTCCTTAAAGAATTTGGCATTCTCTTTCACAAGGCCTGCAAACGCGCGGGCATTATCTTCAACATCGTAGATATTGCCGCCACCGTGTCTGTTGAACTCCTTGTTTGAGAGCTGAAACACGCCCTTGTACGAGCCTGTTCTAGCGTTTGGCTTAAACCCGCTCTCGATTGCGCCGAACGTATTGAACACGCCAAAAGGCACTCCCGTCTGCTGGGAGACCGATCGGAGAATATCGAGAACATTCTGACGTCTACTAGCCATGCTAAAGGCCTCGGCTGAGACGGTCGTGCTGGCCAGGATGGCCAACACTAGCGCCATTGCTTTGATCATAGCGCCGCGATTGTATCGCGGTTGCGGGTATTCTACAAGTCATCTCTTGGCGCGTTCCTGTCTGACCATATCGTCAAACTCAGAGAAGCCCTCGCGTATGCGCTTATTTAAAGACTGAACTTCATCACTCTTCCAGCCCTCTTTAGTCAGATCAGCGCTCGCGCCCATTACGGCGCGTATCCAAGCGGCACGTCGCACGACCTGACTGGCCTCAGTATCGAAGGCACGCCCCAGCGCCCGGGCGCTCGTTGGATTAGATATCATTGAGCTGATCAGCCTAGCGCCGCCATACATTGCTACGATGCCCATCAGACCGCCCTGGTAGCTTCCACTGGCGACACCAGCCGCACCGCCACCGGCACCCATAGCGGCTGCGCCGATAGCAAAGCTTCTAAAGACCGTCCCTATGCCACCAAATGTTGCGCGGCGTGCAATGAAGCGGCTGACGTTTGGCAGCTCGACACCATCAACATGCCTAGCGATGTTGACGAACTCCTGAAGCTGATCCATAGTCATACCGCCGCTATGCTGCATTAAGGCTTCGGTCTGACGGTAGCGAGTGCTGGCAGGGGAGTCCAAGCCTAGACGCTCAACAAATTTACTTACATCGAAACGAACGGCGACGTCTGATGTAGTTAGTCCTTCCTGAACCGCGCGACCAAACACTGCGTTTGTGAGCCGCCGCATCGCATCGGGAGATATAGTGTGGGCCAGCTCATTAACTACCTCAGGGCCACCGCTGTCGATCAAGACGCGAGCCAGATTTTCAGTCTGACCGCGGCGATCCTCAAGGAACATGGCGGCGCGCTGATTGGGGCTGATCTGAGCGCCCATGCGCCGAGCAGTTGCGTTGCCGAATAGCTCAGCAATGGTCTCGCTCTGGTGTGCATCCAGCGCAGCGAATTGCTGCATGAATTGACGCGCCGCAGGATCAGCTCGGCCACCAGGACCCAGAACGTGCGTCACCATGTCGCTTTGAATGGCCTGACGCACGCGGTCGAGCCACTGAATGGCGCCGACATCAGATCTTGCACCAGCCCGCTGGATCTGTTGCTCGATAGCCGTAACCATCGTGTCCATCTGACGTAGAGTCTGATCTGCAGAGTTGCCTGCCTGATCGTATAGTCTCGAGGTGGTTTGGGCCAGAAAGTCACGGACCTGCTGAATGTTGCGGGGCAGTGGATAGCGGCCGCCGTCCGCAGCAGTCGGCGTGATCCTATCGATCTCGCTTAACACTTCCTTCGTGACTGTGTCTGTTCTGACTGGGCGAACAACAAGGCGCTGACGTCCAGCCTGTGCGTACATCTCATCGACTTGACGGCTGAAATGCGCACTTAGGGCTTCGGCAGTTGCATGGTTCTCCCGTAGGATTTGGCCCGTTGCTTCGTCGAATGTGGACAGTGGACCGAAGCGCTCAGGGATGCCCTCGAACATTCGACCAATGCGCTCAACGCTGGCTTCGCCACCGCGCCGAAGTGGGCCAGCAATAAATGGGAAGTGACCCATAATTGAAACGAAGCCACGTGCAAATCTTCGTTCGCCAACTTGAACTGGCATTAAGGCTATACCCTCACGGAGGCCAGCCTCAGCCATGGCGCGCGTCTGGGCATTCGCGCCGGTAAAAAGATTGGTTAGCCCACGGGAGCTCAAGCGAGCCGCACTGAGGCCACCCATCATGTACATGTCAAGGATCGCCTCGCCCTCGACCACAGTGAATAGGTCCTGAGCACTGAGGCCCATCTTCTCTCTGGTGCCGGG